CGACTAAGCCTATGTTAGCGAATTGCTCAAGTAAGTACATGAGTGCAGCCGTTTGTAATCAACTTGCAGGGTCAAAGGAAAAACGCAGAGAGTTGAAGTGGGTAACGGTCAAGAATGCAAAACTATTCGAGATCGACGGCGGGTATAAGGAGTTCCGGGAGTTACACGGACGGAGGACGGATATTGTTGACTTCAATTGGACCGGCGAGATGTGGGCAAACGTTCAAGTTACAAGCTCAGAAGATGAACACCGCACGGGACTGGCACGGATCAGTACTTTATCTGAAACAGAGAATGCGAAGTTAGCCGGTAACACTGATCGCAAAGGTGAGATACTAATGCTTAATGATAGTGAGGTAAACGTTGTGTCGGATATTTTAGAAGAATGGTTAGCAGCAAAGTGGAATGAATAACAAGATCGCAAATATTGTTGTGGGTTACATCAAAGACCTGGATTGGATTGACAAGATCGCAGGATTAACACAGATTGCAAAGGTCACTCAGGGCGGAGTAGAGAAACGCTTTCCTATTTCATGTGATCTCACCTTTGATGATGCGTGTACTCAGGGGTGTTATGATGAATTGATGCCTAACTCGCAATACAGCAGTGTCGTCTTCTTTGAGGACGGGTCATTTAATTTCATTCGTCAAGAGGGCGGCAAACTCTTATATGAGAGCCGCCTACGACTTATCGCATGGTTAAATTATAAGAAGCTCCCCGGTGGCTGCGGCTCGTCGGGCGATCATGTTATCTCTATTATCAAGGCATTACCGGCATTTCCGCAGAACGTCGGTGATATGCTGCGGTTGTCGATTACAGTAACATCTCAGGCACAACGCTCGTCGGGTGTGTTCTCAAAGTACACGTTTGACGAAAAGACTTCACAGTTCATGCTTCTGCCATATGATTTCTTCTCTCTCGATATTAAAACCGAATTTTATATCATATCCGAATGTATAACCCCGTCACCAGACGGATGCAATGAATGTTAATGTGTAGTTATGGGAAATTGTGGAGTATATCAAATTCAATCAATATCGAAGCCCGATAGAATATATATCGGCAGTTCAAGGGATATTAGGGGCAGATGGAGACTTCATGCAAAGAATTTATTAGATAATAAACATCATTCACCAAAATTGCAATATCATTATAATAAATACGGTGCTGAGGATTTACAATATTCGCTTTTATTGTCATGCAATGAGACTGATTTATTAAAAAGTGAACAATTCTTTCTTGATAGTTACAAACATTATTTTAATGTACTACCGAATGCCGGTAGTCATTTAGGAGCTAAAAGATCAGATGAATCTCGAAAGAGATGTAGTTTGTCGAAGATGGGAGAGAAACATCATTATTACGGTAAGCACCTGAGTGCTGAACACAAAGAAGCATTAAGCAAATCACTACGGGGCAAAGAGAGTTATTGGAAGGGAAAAACTCTAAGTGAAGAGGCAAAAGCAAAAATGAGCATTTCCCGTACAGGGAGAAAGGTTACTGAAGAAACAAGAAACAAAATAAGCAATGCCAATAAGGGTAAAAAGCGAAGTGAAGAATTTCGCAAACAATGTTCTGAGAGGAATAAACTTAGGCGTGCAACAGAAGAAACAAAAAAGAAATTAAGTATAGCACATAAGGGACGGGTTGTATCTGAGGAAACGAGACAGAAAATCAGTAAAGCCCATAAAGGTAAGAAAATGAGTCCTGAGTTTTGCGAAAAGATTAGACAAATAAATATAGGGAACAAAAATGCTTTGGGTCATATTAAAAGTCCTGAGGCAATAGCTAAGCATAAAATATCAATGATTGGTAAGCGGATATTTTCAGCAGAAGCAAGAATGAAAATGAGTATTAAAGGAAAAGGCAGAAAACAAAGCCCAGAACAAATTAGAAAGAGAATGGAGTCCTCAAGCAAAACAAGAAGATTAAATAAACTAAAACAGGTATGCCAGAATTAATCGAGATACTAAAAGTTGCGATTATAGCATACGTGTTTATTCTTCTGACCGAGGATAAAATGATATTTGCATGGTACGGGCGATTGATTGACCGGATAAAAAGCGATTGGCTGTATAAGCCTTTGGGTGGCTGTCTGGCGTGTTTTTCAGGACAAGTCGCGGCATGGTATTATTTATTCACTCATATTCAAATAGATTTTAAAAACGGAGAATGGTACTATTTGTTTGCACGTTTTACATCATATAATTTGTTTGATCACATTTGGTTTGTTTCGGCTGTGATATTAACTGTTTTGATTATTGACAAAATAATGACCTATGACACTTAGAGTAGTAGATTTTAAAGAAGGTAAGTTTGAATGTGGAGGGAAGACATTTTTTGTAGTCGATTCCCTTTCGTTTAACCGACACAGGGAATTAGGCCGTATCGGTATTGAGTTCGGGTTCGGCAAAACGTTTGTTGATATTTATAAGGGTATAACTAAGGCACGTGAACATCTGAATAAAGTCGAGTTTGTCGATTGTGCCGTTGAACTCAATAATCTTGAGGTAGGACTGGCAAAGTTAGATGACAAGTATGATCCTGCACTTCGATTGTGTGCGCTGTTTATCAATGAAGCAGACGAAGACATAACGGTATATGATGAAGTAAAAATGAAGGCTAAAATCGACTGTTGGTCGAAGGAGTTGGATGTAAGCCCTTTTTTCCACTTGGCAGCCAGCTTAGTGGACGGTTGGATGCCAGTTTACAGACTCATTACCCGCAATATTTCAAAAGAGGAGAACGAAAAGGACCAATAAACATTTATAAAGAACTCGTCGAGAATGAGAAATACTGGAACAACCTACTTTATGCGATCAGCGACGGACAACCTTCGGAGATTGACCGACTATGCAGGTTCGATGTGTTCGAGTTCTTTTCATTCTTGAGTAACTACGAACAGAAGGTTGCGGCTATGAAAAAACGGGCAGATGAAGCAAAACGCAAGAAAAGATGAAGCGTGTAGAACTTGAAATAGTAGCGGATAATTCACAATATCTGAAGGGGGCGAAAGAGGTCACTCAGGCCACTCAGCAGATGGAGGACAAGAGTAAAGAGTTTAATAAATCACAGAAAACTCTTATCTCCCAGACTGGCGAAGCATATAAGAAAGTAGCACAGGAAAGCAACAAAGCGTTCAATACAAAAGAAATGGACGCTTATAAGACTAAAACAAAAGAAACTGCCGATGCTGTTCAGGGCGTGGGTGGTGCTGCTGGTCGTGCCGTCGGTGGCGTTAAGGCTCTGAGTAATGCGTTTAAGGCTCTCTTAGCTAATCCGGTTGTGCTTGTCATCACGGCTATTGTCGGAGCTTTAGCGGCTCTGATAAAGTTGTTTAAGTCAACTGACAAGGGGGCTACTGAGATACAGGCACGTTTTGAACAACTGAAGGCTATTCTTGATGTATTACGTCAGAGAGTTTTAAATTTCACATCTGCGATAGGGAACCTGTTTAAAGGCAACTGGAAACAGGCCGGGGAGGATATGAAAGCAACGTTTTCGGGAATAGGCCAACAGATGAGGTTAGCAGCCGATGCAGCCTATATTTATATTAAGTCATTGGATGCTATTGAAGATGCTGAGAAAAACTATGTTTCTACTGCTGCTGAAAACCGAAATAAAATAGCAAAGTTAGAGTTCACTGCACAGGATCGGTCAAAGTCAACAGAAGAACGTAAAAAAGCGTTAAAAGATGCTTTAGCGTTGGGGCTTCAGGAGGTTGATGCTCAAAAAGAATTTACCCGGCGCAAACTCGACGAAGAATTAAAGTATCTCGCAGCAACTAATAAGGTCACAGAACAGGAGTTGTTCGCTTTCGTAAAGATGACTGATCAGGAACGTGAACAAGCGGACCAGGCACTTAAAGACTTGTATAACCGTAACGAGGATAAGGTCAATTCCATTGATCAGCTTTATGCAACACTTATTGATCTCGACACACGTTACTATGAAGAGAACAAACGAAATATATCCCGACTTTCTGGTTTTGAAGAAGAGATCAATCGTGAGGCCAATGAAAAAAGAAAGAAAGCCGAAGAAGAACGTCTGAAGAACTTAAAAGAATTTGTCGATACCTCGCTGAAACTTCAACAAGAATACGAAAAGGCTGTTATCGAAGGGATGACGGGTACGGATAAGATAAACGCTGAAAAGGATTACCAGTTAAAGCAGATTGATCTTTTACAAACGCACCTTGCGGCACTCGGAACACTTACCGAAGATCATTATAAATACCTTGACGGGCTTCGTGCTAAAGCCATAAGAGATGCAGAGACGGCTACACGTCAGGAACAACAAGCTACATTAGATTTCTGGCGTGAAACTTATGATGCTGGGATAAATCAGCGACTTGACTTTTACGATTACCGTGAGCAACTTGATCTGAAGACTGCCGAACTTGCCGGGGAACTAACCGGGCAAAAAGAACTTGAGATACAGAAGAAATGGCTTCAGGCACGTATTGATCTTTTGGAATCTTCACAGGAACCCATTCTCCAGCAACAGGCCGAACTATTACGGCTTCAGTTAGGATTGATTGACAAAGAGATCGAGGGTGCAAAGGCTTCTAAAACAATATGGGATTACATCGGGTTAGGTAATAGCCCCGAAGCACAAGAGGCAATACGCAACAGCGTAGATACCTTCAGGGGTGTGCTGGATGACATATTCTCGGCGAGGGTTGAGGATGCACAGCGCACCCGTGAACTTCTGGACACTCAAATATCCGAAACACAACGAGCATTAGAGGCCGAAATGGATATGATGCGTGACGGATATGCTAATAACGTCGATGCTAAAAAGAAAGAACTTGAAGATTTAAAGGTCGCACGTGAATTTCTCAGTTGTCATCTCTGATAAGTGCTTCGGCTGACATATTTAAGTCACTTGCAAAACTCGGTCCTATTGGTGTGGCTGTGGCTGTTGCAACGATTGCGACAATGTTTGGTGCATTTGCTGCGGCAAAAACACGTGCAGCACAGGTTACGAAACTTGCTGAAGGTGGCACGGGTTCAGATACGGGTATGATAACGGGTAAGAGGCACTCACAAGGCGGTGAGCGGTTCTTAGATCATGTCGAGGTCGAGCGTGGTGAACGTTGGGGAGTGCTGAACCGCAGAGCTTCGGCTAAGTACGGCAAAGCATTTTCAGAGATTGTCACTTCGTTTAATAAGGACCGTGTACCGATTGACGCTGTAACAGGAGATCCGAATATCATTGTTGACGTTAATCAGACTAATGAAAGACTGGACCGTGTTCACGGTGAACTTGTGCGATTAAACAACAAGTTCGGACCGAAGCGTGAACGGACTGATTTAGGTGATAGAATAATTGAGAAGATCGGAAACAAGACGAGGATAATAAGAAAATGAACTACCGCTTTTACATAACCGTAGGCTCGTCAAGAGTTGAATGTTTTCCGCAGAACTTTTTGAAAACTTCATTGGTTGATCAGAAAGAGGACGGCAAGGTTTACTATCGGCGCAAGTTCAGCGGCACACTTCGTTTCTATTGTAACACAAAAATAGGTACTTCCGACTTCGATTTGCTTTATTATACCGAAGAGTTGATTGTATCAGGTGTATTGGGGTGTCAGGAGATTATTTTAGAGATAGAGCAAAAGGATAGCGGCGCAAATACTTATCATAACTATTGGATTGGGTATTTTGCCACTTCTGACGGGGAGTGGGACTTGGATAATTCTACGTTTGACGTTACGCCTTTACCGTATGACAATTATAAGAACTTTGATCTTAACGGAGAAACCGAGTATAATATTATTGCCCCGGCAGCGGGTCTGGCCGAAGTAACTACAAATACTTATACCGAGGATTACACACACAACCGATGGCTTATTGAAGTTATAGAGTACCTTGTTTCGGAGATCGAACCGGCAGCGACGGTTACAAGTTGGTTCTTTAATAACCCGAACAACCCCGTAACGAATGATGTGAATAAATATCGTTATCTGACCATTGCCCAGAAGTCAGACATAAAGCGCCCGAATGCAACGAACCCGGCAAATATTGCCATGTTGTCATTTAATGAGATAATGGATATTGTACGAGGGATGTATAATGTTTACTGGACCTTTGACGGTACTAATGTAAGGATTGAACATACCAGTTTTTGGGACAGTGAAGCAGGTATTGACCTTCGTAATCAGGATATCGCAAGGCGGCATAATAAATACTCTTATGTTAAAGAGGATATGCCACGGTTCGAGAAGTTTTCGTTTATGGAGGCAAACGACTCTAATTTTACGACACATACAATAATGTATGATGAGAAATGTACCAGCAATGAAAATAATATATCAGAATATCAAAATAATGTAACCACCGACTTACAATATATTATTGACAGCGTTGCCGCCACTGATACTGCCACTCAGATTAATGACAACGGTTGGGTTATACTTGCTAACTATCCTTCAGGGGCAACGTATTATATTTACCGGGGTCTGGCTTATGAAAATTCAAGTTCAGTCTGGAATTATCCTAATTCATGGTCATATCTTCTGAGAGCGTTTTTCCTGCATGACCGTGTTCTTTCGGACGGATACATTAACTCCACACTTGTTGACTTCATATCGGTACGCAAGACAAGAAAACAACCAATAAAAGCTATTGTCTGTTACGAAGATGATTATGAGCCTGACGATTATATCACTACCGAGTTAGGCGAGACGTTTCTCGGAGGGCAAAAGGGCTATGTAGATACGGCAACAATTCATCCTGACGGTCATGTAGATTTCTTGCTTCTTTACGGTGAAGACACAAATGAGGAAGTTGTTATGCCACCACCACCGAAGACAATAAGCGTTTATTTCGATCTGACGAAAGACCCTAATAATATTTACACTTACTTATCTGAGCCTAACATTTATGATACTTATTATTGGATTTATTGGGACACAACCGACTGCCAAGAGATAATGATACCCGCCGGGACGGTTTATCAGGTCGATGCTGAAGGTTACACGGGTGCAGGTGTGCCAGAATTTTATATCTATCATCCGTCATTGACGGGTTGGACTTTTACATATAACGATAACGACCCTGTTGATCTGTGTACCTCGCCTCCGTGTCCGGGTGCGCCTCCTGTTCCTCCGGCTGTTCCGGTTGCTCCTGTGGCTACGGGAGTGACGCAGTTAAATCTTTGCAGTGAACTGATATTTACATGGGGTGCGGTAGGTGATGCGACGTTCTACAAGGTGTTTCGCAAACCTGATGCCGACCTGTTGGATAACTGGGAAGAACAGGGCAACGAACTCGATACGACCTTTGAGGACTACTGGGCCGGTACTCAAAGCGGGATTACGTTCTATTATAAGGTTCAGGCTTGTAATATATCAGGGTGTTCAGCAGATTCTAACGAAGTAAGCAAAAATTTAACTGTCATAAGCAAGAGCCGCAGCCGTGGATGTCGTACATCTCGCCGGTGAAGATATGCTTTCCGGGTGGATGTTGTCCTTCACTTGTAACAGATAAATATTCGCTGTTGCCGTTTCAGATTATATCCGAAGGCGATTACATAAGATCGGAAATTAGTGTTTACGGCTCAGGGGTGTGGACTGAAATCACCTTACCGATTACTTCGGTTGTTACTGAAGGGTTTTATATTCACTCTTATGACGGGTCAACTATTGCCGAACTTGACTGCGGTGCTTATGAGTTTAGGGTAGTAGCCGGTGAGACTTGGTGGTTTGAGCCGTTCACGGTCGAAGACTTTGAGTTTACGGAGAATGCTTATAAACTTCGTGACCTGTTGATGACACCCCTGAAGTTCTCTGAACAGTTAGTTAGTTGCGGTTCAATCGTTGCCCCGTGCGATAGTTTTCTGCCGTTCATGTACACAACAGAGAATGCGACAACTGCACCTACTTATACTCTTGTTGCTTTAGACGGCACAGAAACGCCCTTAACAATAACTGTTGATGTTTTAACTATCGACGGACGGACTTACTATATTCACGACGGAGAGT